TAAGGATTCGCTAACCGACCCAATTAGGGATGCCCTAACCGAACCCGTTAGCTGTAAAGATAGTGCTCTAACCGAATGCGTTAGGGGTGCTGTAACCGAACCGGTTAGGGCCATAGGAACAGACCACTTAACAGACCATAACAGGAGAGCGAATGGAAATCTTGCAAAGTCAGCAGCGGGGCGAGCCTTGCTTGCAGAGCAGAGAATTGCCGCCAAGGGTAATTGCTAGATTTTGGACACGCATGGCCGAGATTTACGGGTACAAATGGGCCAGCCAGTTTGGCGATTGTGCCGACCCTGATGGAGGCCTGACGAGCGCGGCGGCGACATGGGCGCAAGGACTCGCGAGGCTACCGCTGGAGAGCATCAGCGCGGGCTTTTCGGCACTTGTAAAGAAGGGCAGCGAATGGCCTCCGAGCCTGCCGGAGTTCCTGGCGCTTTGTTTGCCGGAGAAAGGCGCTGCACCGTATCACAAAATGGCGATAGCACTACCGGCACCGTCAGTCGACCCGCAGTTGGTCAAGGATTCTCTGGCCCAAGTGCGGAAGATTTTGAACGGCTCAAGTTGTGTGTGGCGCGACAAATCTGGCGCAGGCGAGACCAGCCAACGCCGAGCGGTCGCATGACATGGGGGGTCTGGTTTGAGCAGAAGTATGGCCAGTCACTCGCAAACTTTGAACGCAGCAAACGGGGAGGCAACAATGGCTGAGATGAGCAGAAAAGAGATATGGATTCGGGCGGTGATAGCCCTCATTTTGATACCACCGTTCTACATCTGGGCGCTGCTTCTGGTTGGTTCAGGATGAAAGCGTTCATCTGTGGCATTTGTATGATCGCTGTCGTTTCTATGCTGGCCGGGTGCGCTATGACAGCGCGGGTGGATGACACCAGTTTCACGTTCACGTTCAAGAGGTTTGTTGATGAAAAAGATTTATGACGCGCTTTTGATTGCACTCTTGCTGTTAGTGGTGGCCTGCACTCGCGTCGAGGTCGGCAGCGGGGTTGAAGTTTGTTCTGGCGGCGATGGCACAACGGAGTGCTCTGACGCGCACGACGAAAGCGACAATAGCGACAACAGCAACCATTCTGACAACTCTGACAACTCGTCCTAATGGGCTGGTCGGGGTTTTGGATTATTGTCGGGATTTTAATCCTTTCCTTTGCTGGCGAACCAGACTTGCAAGATGCAGTGATTCACTGGCTCGGGATCGAGTTTGACCAACTCGCGCACTAAAGGTCGCGCCGGAGAACAAGAGGTGTCTCGCATCTTGCGAGACGAGTTGGGTATTGAGGTTTGCCGCAACTGGCAACAGCAGGCGGCGCAAGGTGGGGTAGATATTATAGGCGTACCGGGCTGGGCCATCGAGGTCAAGCGGGCAAAGAAGTGGCTGCATAATTGGTGGTTGCAAGCCGCGGAGCAGGCGGCGCGTACAGGCGAAAAGCCGGTACTCCTGTTCCGGCTGGATCGGAAGCCCTGGCGTGCGCGGTGCTGCGCCTGTTCCGTTGGTTTGCCTTTGCACTTTCAACTTGAGATGGACTTGATGGATTGGGTCAGCATGGTGCGCGAGGAAATCAGCGATGCAGCATTGGTGGCAGGTCGGCAGCAAGGTGTGCAAAGCCTGCCGGAAGGCTTTACAACCGTGTCATTTCCGGCGCAAAAGAAAGCGGGAAATGGAAATCTGTAATGGCTGTCTTGCGGCGCGTACAGGCGAAAAAGTCGGGCAATAAAGGCGGCACTTTAACTTCGGAAGGTTTAATTTCACACATCTCTTGGCGCGGCATCAGCCTGCCAGTGTATGTGTCTGTTCCACGTTCATATAGTCGGTTGTCCCATCTGCCGACACCGATTCGGGAAAATAGAGTCTTGATCTATGCTCTGCCTGGGGGCGATACCATCTCTGCTGTCGAGGTGCGGCGAGATAGATAGGCACGATGGCTATGCCGTCCTTGAGGTGGAGGACCCACCATGCGACACCTGCTTTTGGGTGAGCAAGTGTACGCATGAGTGTAAGGTGTTCCGCGATTACACCGACACCGGAGACAAACTAGAGCCGCCGAAGAAGGTGATTGATTTGTTGGTTTAGTGCAGACCAAAGTTATTTCCGCAGATAGCGTGATCCCCTATGCACGCAACCCACGCAAGAACAGTGCGGCAGTGGATAAGGTCGCCGCAAGCATCAAGGAGTTTGGCTGGCGACAACCCATTGTCGTGGACAAAGAGAACGTGATTATTGCAGGGCATACCAGGCTATTGGCCGCGCAGAAGTTAGGCATGGACGAGGTGCCGGTACACGTTGCCGATCTTACTGATGCCCAGGCCAAAGCGTACCGCTTGGCTGATAACCGCATTGCAGAGGATGCGGATTGGGATATTGATCTGCTAGGGTTGGAGATACGCGAGTTGGACGATCTTGGCTTCGAGCTAGACCTCACCGGCTTTGATAACACCGAACTGGCGAACCTACTGATTGACCCCGACCTGGGGGAGACAGACGAGGATGCCGTACCGGAGCCGCCAGAGGAGCCGATAAGCAAACCGGGCGACCTTTGGATATTGGGCGAACACCGGTTGCTCTGTGGCGATTCAACGAGTGAAGATGATGTTGCACGATTGATGGATGGCAAAAGTTGTGGTGTTGTACTTGCTGACCCGCCTTATGGGATGAACCTTGATGCGGATTATTCTGGCATGATTAGTTTGCACAGTTTGCACAAGGGCAAGAAGCACGAAGATGTGATTGGCGATGATGTGCCATTTGATGTGGGTGCGGTGAAGGGCGTTTCTTGTTGTGAAGACCAATTTTGGTTTGGTGCTGACTACTACAAAGACACCTTGCCAAGTGGCGGTTCGTGGATGGTTTGGGATAAGAGGTTGGATGAATCAGCAGATAAAATGTTCGGTTCTTGCTTTGAACTTATTTGGCAAAGTGTAAAACGGAAGCGATTGATATTGCGATACAAGTGGGCGGGATTTTTTACAAATGGCGAGGAGCGTTCATTTGACCATCCAACAACAAAATCCGTTCGGTTGTTGGTACACATAATTGAAATATCTTCTGGCGTTGGATTTGTATTTGACCCATTCCTTGGTTCAGGTTCAACACTTATCGCTTGTGAACAGTTGAACCGCAAGTGCTACGGCATGGAGATTGACCCGTTGTATTGCGATGTGGTTGTTAAACGTTGGGAAGAGTACACAGGCGAGCAGGCAACACTACAACAGCGTAAGGCCGCTTAATATTGCGCCATGAATGAACCTAAAAAGAAGGTCGGCAGACCGCGAATAGATGTCATCGAGGAGGAATCCGAAAAGGTAATCAACTTGAGGCAGGTGAAAGAACTGTCGGCACGCCGCTGTTCCGAGCCTGAGATAGCCGCTGTGCTGGGCATCAACTACGCCACCTGGAAGCGGCACAAGAAACGCACCCCGGCCATTGCGGAAGCGGTAAGCGAAGGGAAAGAAGTCGGCAAGGCATCGCTGCGGCACTTGCAGTGGCAAAGCGCAAAGGGGGGAAACGTGACCATGCAGATATGGTTAGGCAAACAATATCTCGGTCAGAGCGATAAGAGACACATCGAGCAACAACAACTGGAGCCATTAGTCATTGTCACGGATCGAACTGACGAGAGCGCAGACGAGGGTATTCGAAAGCAAGCAGAGGTTTCGGGTACTGGTAGCGGGGAGGAGGTTCGGCAAGACCTACCTCGCACTCACTGAACTGCTCCATGCCTCGATATCAAAGCCGATCTCAATCAATTGGTACGTTGCGCCGACTTACCGGCAGGCCAAGCAGATCGCCTGGAAAAGCCTTAAACAAATGATGCCGCCGTCACAGATTGCCGCGACGAACGAAACGGACTTGAGCGTGGAGTTGCACAATGGAACCACCGCAGCACTTAGGGGTGCTGACAATTACGATGCTCTGCGTGGTGTTGGGTTGGACTTTCTGGTTATGGACGAGTTTGCCGATATGCACGCCGATGCGTGGTTTGAAGTCCTACGACCAATGCTTGCCGACAAGCAAGGTCGCGCACTCTGGATTGGTACACCGCGTGGGTACAACCACTTCCACGACCTTTACCGCTACGCCCAGGATACCCCCGAGTGGGGCGCGTGGCAGTTCACGACAGCGGACGGAGCGCGGGTTACGAGCGACGAGATAGCGGCGGCCAAGCGCGACATGGGCGAGCGTGAGTTCCGCCAGGAGTTCATGGCTACATTTGAAGCGATGGCCGGACGGGTGTACAGCAACTTCGACCGCGACGAGAACGTGCAAGCGTTGGCTGATAGCGGCGGCTCGCTGGTTGTGGGTATGGACTTCAACGTAGACCCGATGACTGCTGTCATTGCGGTCAAGGCAGCAGACCAGTTGCACATCCTTGACGAGATCGAATTGGGCGACAGCAACACTGAACTGATGGCGGGCGAACTGAAGCGTCGGTTCAAGAGCCGCAGCGTGGTGGTCTATCCCGACCCATCAGGCCGCGCACGCAAGACCAGCGCACCTGTTGGGCGCACCGACTTTGCGATCCTGGCGAACGCCGGGTTCGATGTACGCGCACCACGGCACGCTGCCCCGGTGGTTGACCGCATCAACACGGTGCAGGCTGCGCTCAAGACAGCAGACGGCAGGCGCAGGCTTTTCATCGACCCGCGCTGCAAGCGGCTGATCCGCGCCCTCGATGGGCTGACTTTTGTGAACAACCAACCGGACAAGTCCAGCGGGCTTGACCACATCACGGACGCGCTGGGCTACCTCGTCATGGGCGAGTTGCCGCTGCGTAGACACATTGAACCACGACAACCCCAACGGTGGAGTTAATGACGAACGAGCATGTAACGAAAACCGGTGCTACTTACGACGCATACGCAACTCGATGGGAGTTTCTTCTGCGTTCCTACCTGGGCGGCGATGATTGGCGGAACGGTCAATACTTGACCAAGTACAAATTGGAAAGCGAACAGGACTTCAAGGAGCGACTGAACCAGACCCCGCTGGACAACCAGTGTAAGAACGTGGTTCACATCTACTCGTCATTCATCTGGCGGGATCGCCCGACCCGCGAATTTGGTGGGATCAAAAACGACCCGGCGTTGGAACCGTTCTTGAATGATGCCGACCACGATGGCAGATCGTTCAACGCGGTCATGCGCGAGGCAACTATCTGGTCATCGGTTTATGGTCACTGCTGGTTGTTGCTCGACAAGCCGAGCATCGAAACCACTACCAGGGCAGAGGAACTGGCCGCAGACATCCGGCCCTATCTGACGCTCATCACACCCGAGAACGTCTTTGATTGGCGTTATGAGCGTGTGCCGTCCGGTGCGTACCGCTTGGGCTACCTCAAGGTGCGCGAGATGGGTGACAAGCGACGGTTCCGGGTCTGGACACCGGATACGATTGAGTTGTGGGAAGCCGAAAGCGAGAAAGACCCGCTGCTGGTTGAGCGTATGGATAACCCGCTTGGGGCAATCCCTGCCGTGTGCGTGTATGCACAACGCTCGTCTA